CTGAAGCTGGCCTATGTTGTGGCCGTTCAGGACGGGCTGATCAGTAGCCGAGGGAAGATCGATTTCAAAACAATGAAGGAAGAATACCCGGAATTGTTTGGAAGGAAGATTGTTCCCCCTGGAGCCGCCGGAGAAGGAACAGGCGGGAGGCTGCCTGGCGAAAAAGTGGACATGAATGCCCTGATTCGCAAAAAGGCTGGAAGATAAAAACTCAAAACTAAAGGAAGGAAAAGAATGCCTTACAATAACGTAATTTCACGCACCGACGCGGGCGCGCTGATCCCAGAGGAACATAGTGCAGAAATTATCAAGAACCTGACCGAGGAATCGGTTGTTATGCGTCTTGGTAAGAGACTGGCTAATATGTCCCGGGCTCAAACCAGAATGCCCGTTTTATCATTATTTCCGATCGGCTATTTCGTGAGCGGTGATACCGGACTGAAGAAAACCACGGAAGTGAATTGGGCCAATAAATACATTGATGCTGAAGAAATCGCTGTATTTGTCCCCATTTCCAAAGCTGTTCTGGATGACGCTAATTATGACATTTGGGGCGAGATTAAGCCCTTGATCGCGGAAGAGTTCGGACGGGTCTTTGATGCCGCGGTTCTCTTTGGCGACAATGCCCCCGCTTCCTGGCCGACTGATGTGTTGGCCTCTGCGGTTGCGGCTGGAAACGATGTCACCCTGGGTACCGGCGCGGACATTTATGAGGACATCATGGATGTTGGCGGCGTTGTAGCTGCCGTTGAAGCTGATGGATTTTTCCATGACGGCGCGGCTGCAGATATCAGCATGAGGGCACGTTTGCGCGGCCTTCGTGACGCTGACGGCAATTTGATCTTTTCCCGGTCGATGCAGGACGGGGGAGATTATGCGCTTGACGGTCAGCCGCTGTATTTCCCAAGGAACGGCTGCTGGGATGTCACCCAGGCACACATGATCTTAGGCGAATGGGATAAGTTGGTTTGGTCCCTCCGGCAGGACATCACTTATGATGTGTTTGATCAGGCCGTGATCCAGGATGCTACCGGTGCCATTGTGTACAACCTGGCTCAGCAGGACATGGTTGCCCTCCGCGCGGTTATGCGGATCGGCTGGCAGGTTCCTAATCCTATCAACCGCCTCCAGGAAACTGAAGCGGACCGCTATCCGTTTGCGGTACTAATTCCTTAAGGAGGATCATCATGGGTTTATATCCAAAAGTAACAAGGAACTTTGAACTTAATCTTCCCGTGGGGCCCAACAGTAATGTGTTTTATGTTGATTCCACCAACGGGTCCGATTCCAATGACGGCCTACGGCCTGAAAAGCCGCTGGCCACCATTCTGGCTGCTTATAACAAATGCACTGCCAACCAGCACGACGTTGTGGCTATAATCGCAGGCGCCGCGGGGAATACACTCTCTGCGGCTCTGGATTGGGCCAAGAATTACACCCATCTGGTAGGACTATGCGCCCCGACCCATGCGGCCCAGCGAGCTCGGATTTTCCAGCTCTCTACCCTCACGGGGGCTTCCCCCCTGTTGACTGTTTCTGCCTCGGGCTGCATTTTCAAAGATTTTTACATCTTCCAAGGCGTAGATGATGCCACTAGTCTGATCAATGTTTCCGTGACAGGCGGCAGGAACGTTTTTGAAAACGTGCATTTTGCAGGTGGCGGCCATGCCACCCAGGCCATCAATGGCGGGGCATCCTTGAAGTTGGATGCTGCAGAAGAAAACCTGTTTGTAAATTGCACAATCGGTGTTGATACCGTTGACGCAGCCACGGGCATGGTTGGGATCTTGTTTGACGCAGAAGCCCACAGAAATAAGTTTGTGGACTGCGTTGTCAGGCTCAGAGCGGGAAATGCAGGCGCGGCCTTTGTGGAAATCGCAGATGCCACCGGCATTGATCGTGACACGATCTTCCAGAATTGCTTATTCCTGAATAACTCAGCCACAGCCTTGACCAGTGGGTTTGTCATTCCTGCCGGAATGGGCGCTCCCCGGAAGCTGCTCTTGAAGGATTGTATGATCCTGGGCACCACAAAACTGGATGCCAGTGATCGCGGGGTCCTATATGGCAATATGGGCGCGGTTACAGGCGCGGACGATTCCGGTTTAGCAGTGGAGCTGATCACCTAATCCTAAAGTAAAATAAAATTATCGGGGGGGGAGAGCGATCTCCCCCTGAAGGAGTAAATTATGACCGCAACTCTTCAAGAAGGCGTATTCAAATCAGGTTTTTTGACCATTGATATCGTGGGCGTTGCCTCCACGGACGATGCTGGCCAGGGATCTATTCCCAACCCGTTCGGGGAAGATGTTAATATTCTCCGGGCGTATATCGTCCCGTCGGTAGAGTCAACCGGATCCGCGGATCTCTCAATTGGTGTCACCACGGCTGCAGCCGCTGCTACCGATATCTTGAATGCTTCTGACATGAACGGGGTTACGATTGGGAAACCAATCAACTGCTTCGCGAATGATCCTGGCGCCAAGACCGTGATGGCCCCGGCTATCTGGGAAGCTGACAAATACCTGACCTTTACTGCCTCTGCTACTATGGTTGGGTTCGTTGGAACCATGTACCTGGAAATTATCAGGGGCTAAAAACCAAAAGTACCACGTAAAGGGGAGAGTCGCAAAACGCTTTTCCCTTGTGAGCGGGGGGGGGAGAGTCGTAAGGCGTCTTTCCCCCCTTTTGGGAGAAAATTATGGCAGCTACAGCGGCAATGGCAGCGATGCTCCGCAGGATGGTGGACGAACCAACCGAGGACACTGACGATGACGATACGATTAATGATTACATCGAAAAATATCCTCTGATTGATTTCATCGGAAACGAACCCCTGGAAGTAGATTATTCCACGTCACCCCCCACAGTATCAGAGCGTGATGAATGGATCCCCACTTACGATCTTCATGCTGCGGCCGCGGATATCTGGGAAGAAAAAGCCGCCGCGATTGCGGACGAGTTTACCTTTTCTGCCGACGGCGGCAGCTATTCCCGTAGTAAAAAGTACGATCAGTATAAAGCCAGTGCCAGATCTCACCGAAGCCAAAGAGCGGCAAAATCATCCCATGTATGGGTCAATCCAAGAAAGATAAAAACGGAGGAATCAAACAGTGACTAAACTCATTCACCCCGAGACGGGCGTTGTTCGCGAAGTTGATGCTACCAATCACAATAAAATCGCTATTTTGAAGCGAGCCGGATTCATACCATTTGGGAAATACAGGGCACCCAAGCCCCCCGAGCCAGTTGTTGAGCCCACCGTTGCCGACATTGTACAAGAGAACGCGGTTGATGCGGACGGTGAAAAAGCAAAAAGCCGGGAACCGCAGATCGCAATTCATATTTCATCTGCCGCCAGGAAATTGATTGAGGAATACAAACTGGATCCCTCGCTAATTGAAGGGACCGGAAAAAACGGCCAAATCAACAAACCGGACGTTGAGGCATATCTGGCAAATATCGCCCCAGAGGAAGAAGAAATCCCTACCCACCCGGTAGATGGGGATGAGCCCGAAAACGTCTTAGAAACGCTCCAGGACGGCCAGGGAGTTGAATAATGTCATTTTCAACCGCCGATTTGACGAATATGAGGGCGGCCCAGGAAGCGCACATGATGGATACGTGCTGCATTCAGACAGTTACTCAAACTGGGGACAGCTTTAATCAGTTGGTTGAAACATTTACGGACGGGGATGATCTGCCTTGCGGGTTGGATATGCGTCCGGGAAGCGAAAGGCACGGAATAGATAAGACCGTTGTGAATTATGACGCTACGTTGAGATTACCGATTACGGCCACGCCGGACGTGAAAGACCGGATCAAGGTATCAAAGCGATTCGGGGAAGCGTTGGGCGCGGCTTTGATTTATAACATTGTAGGGCCCATTCAACGAGGGCCATCCGGCATCAGGCTGTTGTTGAAAAGGATCGAAACATAAAATGGCTGGAAAAGTCGTTGTCCTGGAAGATAATTTCGATGCGGTACGTAACGCAGTTACCGGGGAAATGCTTATGGATGCTGCTGAGGCTGGAGGAAATGTTATTGAAGGTCACGCGAAGATAAACGCATCAAAAGGCGGGACGAAATACCTTAACATCAGAACAGGAGCATTGGTCAATTCGATCAAGACAACGCGGGGAAAGAAAACGCCAACAAGTGCCGAAGTCCATATCGGCACAAATATGATCTATGCCAGGATCCACGAACTTGGCGGCATTATCCCGGGAGCGTGGGGGATCCCCGACATGATAGTTCACATGCCGGCCCGCCCGTATTTACGTCCGGCGATTGATGAAAACGAAGGCGATATTGTCAAGGCGGTTGAAGCGGAAATTTGGCGTAATTTAGACAGGGCAACGAGCTAATGGCGATATTGGAAGAGGGAATTGCGGCTTTTCTTATAGCGGATGCAACCATCGGGGCCCTGGTTGGGGATAGGATTTATCCGTTGTTTATTCCCCAGGGCGCTACATTGCCGTGTATTACTTATCAGCGGATTTCAACGCCCAGGATTGTTACCCACGATTCATCCGGGGCAACGGGTGACTTAACTCATCCCCGGTTTCAATTTGACGCCTGGGCAACAACGCAGAAAGAGGCAAAACAAATAGCAGATGGTCTTAGGACTGTATTACATGGGAAAAGGGGCGCTATGGGAGGCGTGACGATCAGATCGGCCCTTGCGGAAAACGAAGCTCCGGAATTTGATCAGGAATCAGAGCTATATCGCAGCAGGAGCGATTATATTATTTGGATTGAGGAAGCATAAAGGGAGTAAAGTATGAGTAAATACGGAGCATTTGGTGCACAATTACATATTGGGACCCAGCAGACGGAATATGCTGTGATCGCTTGCGATACAGACGCGGGAATCACTGGAGCCGGTAACGGCTCTTTTACCGTTACTCATGCTGACGTGGCTGGATCTCCCCTGGCAACCAATGTGGCCTTGGCGGTTGGCGATCTTCCGGCTGACGTTGTAACAAAAGCAGTGGCTGAACTGAACGCTGTTGGCGCTCTCAACTCGGTCATGGTTTTTTATGCCGTGGGAAACAGGTTATATGCTCGGTGCATCGAAGCGGCTGCCAATGATGCCACCTTCAATATCGCCTATGCGGATAACGGGTGCGCTGGGTTGACGGATGATCCAACCAGTGAAAACGGCGCGGCCGGGGTTGCCGAGGTGGAAGTTGCGGGAGTTACCAATATTGACGGCCCGGACCTGGGATTAGACACTGTTGATGTGACTACCCATGATCAAGCGACTGCCTGGGAAGAAAGCGTGGGTACAGTTCTTCGCAGCGGGGAGATTTCCCTTGATATTGTTTACGATCCCGCAGATGCCACGCATGACGCTAGCACGGGTTTAGTCTACCGGGTTGAGGATAAAATATATTCCTTTTTCAAGCTGATTTTTGCCGATGCTACGGAATGGGTGGCTTCAGGATATGTCACCGGGTTCAAGCCAACAGGAAAAGTAGACGGGGCATTAACAGCTACCATAAAATTAAAAATTACAGCAGCGCCCACATTAGCATAAGGAGCAAAATATGGCGAAATATGACGCATTTGGAATCGCACTAAAGAAGGGGGGAACGGCCTACGCCCAGGTAACAAGCATTGATGGCCCTGAACTTAGCCTGGACACCGTGGATGTGACCAGTCATGATTCTGCGG